CGGTAATCCTACGGCCCCGTCGGACACCACGGGGGCTATTCATACGTACGGCCGGAGCGCATCGACTACGCAATGGGTCGTCGTAGCTGAACTTACCTACTATGTTGAGTGGTTCAACAAGCGTCAGCAAGCTCAGTCATAAACCACCTATCCCTCTCAGACACGACCCGAGGAGCCATCGCACCGCAGGGGCCGAGCGTCGGATAGACGCGAGGAGTGTGGGTAAGGGAGCAGGGCGTCAGCCCGGCCCGGAGGGTGCTCCTTACCCACCCCGCAGGGGTCTAGGAGACGGGACGCCCCGAGGGGTGATGACTCACGAGGGTATGACATCAGATCAATTTGATTGATATCATTATGATATCACCAGGTGGCCGGATAGTATTACCGGCCACCTCGAAACATTTACATTTTATTTTACTATGTATGACCTCCGCCCGGCAAGGAGTAGACAACAAGATAACCACAAGAGCAGTGTGCTTTACACTATTCTTATCGAACGAAACCCAGGCCTCGCCCGTGATCGTACCGAAATCAGCATCACAGACGTCCAATACGGACAAGTCTTTCCTGCTGGCCGCCACCGAGAGGTTGGTACACACGCTCGATGCACTCATTGCGAACGGGAAACTTCGGTACTATATTTTCCAGCTGGAACGGTGCCCGTCGACGGGCCGTGCACATTTTCAGGGATATGTTCAATATGCGCGCTCATCGCGCCCCTTACGGTTAAAAACACTCCTATCGGAGCCCTCTCTACATGTCGAACTTGCGAGGGGCTCCCCGGCCGAAAATGTCCAGTATTGCAGCAAAGCAACCCATGGTATGTGGACGCAGAATCTGCGTTCTGCTGGGGAGTTGACCTCACAGGGGACACGGAGCGATCTCACAGCATTGACGTCCTTGCTCTTGCAACGGCCCACAATCTCATGGCGAGAGCTCATCAAGGAGCACACGAACCATGTCTTGATGTACCATCGTGGGATCGCCTTTCTTCGTGCTCACCTAGTGAAGCCGAGGAGCTGGAAAACTCAAGTGACTGTTCTATGGGGTCCACCAGGCACGGGTAAGAGTCGTGTAGCACACGAAATATTCCCCGGGGCTTATTGTTTGAATCCTCCCCGAGGTTCAAGCAATTTCAGTGCGGCCTGGTGGGACTCGTATGATTTTGAACAGGATGTCATCATAGACGAATTCTATGGATGGATTCCCTACGCCCAGTTTCTCGCGACGCTCGATCGGTACCCACTTCTTGTCGAAACTAAAGGAGGAAGCGTTCAGTTCCTCGCTAAAAGGATAATCATAACGACCAACCGTCACCCATCTACTTGGTATAAGTTCGCTCCAAGGGGCTCTGAGCCCTACGCTGCTCTCCGAAGGAGGATTGGTCGGATTATCCATGTTGAAAACTCTATTAATTATTCAACCCTCTTGGCGTACGTCAGTGCCCGCGTAAATGACGAGCCAGCCACCCCGGAAGAAGCGTCGGTTGAGCAAGAAGGGAAAGAAGAAAGCCCCCGCGCGGCGAGCGCGACCAAAGAAACGTGCACGCCCGACGATGCGCATCCGCGTGACACGTAATTTCTTGACGCAGCCCGATCGCCTGCTTACGAGACATCGCTATGTTGAGAACATCAGTACCACAGCTGTGTCGGATGCTTTCAATCAGGATTGGAGGTTCTTCGATCTCAGTGACCCCAATTATACGGGCGTAGGTCACCAGCCCTACATGGTCGACCAGATGACCCAATGGTATAGCAACTATATCGTCCGCGCAGTGAAGGTTGTATATCGGGGATACTGCAACCAAAGCGATGCCGGTGCTCCGTCGTTTTATCAGCCCGTAATAGGCCACGAGCCTTTGCGTGATAAAGCGCCCGGTACTGGCGCTACTCCTGCTTACTCTGTGATGCGGGAGGCTAAGAACCTCCTCCGAGGTCAACGATTCCTGCCAATCGTTTTGTATGAGACGAAGGCTCAGTTTAGGCCTCCCAAGAAGGTTATACTGTCTGCGTACTATACGGCGAAGGACATAGCGTCGGACCCCGATGATCCTGGGAGAATCGGAGGACAGTCTGCCGGTAATCCTACGGCCCCGTCGGACACCACGGGGGCTATTCATACGTACGGCCGGAGCGCATCGACTACGCAATGGGTCGTCGTAGCTGAACTT